ATGAAAAATTATCAAATATACAAAACGAATTGAAGTGTAATAAAAATCAATTTAATAAGTTTGGAGGTTATAAATACAGAAGTTGTGAAGATATATTAGAAGCGGTAAAACCAATTTGTAAGAATAATAAAACTACTTTAGTAATAAGTGATACATTAGAAAATATAGGAGATAGGTATTATATAAAAGCAACAGCAACATTATATGATACAGAAAATGAAGCACAAGAAATAGGGATAGGAAATGCTTTTATAAGTAATACTGCTTATGCAAGAGAAGAAGAAAGCAAAAAAGGAATGGATGGATCACAGATAACAGGAACAGCAAGTAGTTATGCTAGAAAATATGCATTAAATGGATTATTTAATATAGATGATACAAAGGATGCAGATACAGATGAATTTACAGCAAGAACATCAACAGATGAAAACAAAAAAATAACAAAAACACAAGTAGATGCATTATATGATTTAATTAAAAATCATGGAGTAGAAAATGATGAAGTATTAGCAACATTAAAAGAAAAAGGTTATGATAAATTAGCTGATATAAAAATAAAAGATTATTTTGGAATTGTAAAACATTTTGAAAGTTTTGTAAGAGAGTAGGTGGTAATATGAAATATGAAGATATAACATTAGAAGAATGTTTTGTATATTATCATACAGGAAAAGTAGCTTGTGAATGTAATGCAGATGAAAAAGAAGTAAAATTTTGTAAGGAGTAAGAAATGGAATTGTGGCAAGAGATTTTAGAAAAACAAAAGATGTTAGATAAAGCAATAGAACAATTGGCACAAAATGGCTATAAATTAGCAGAATGTGAAAGAGATTATAAAATAGCGGTAAATAAAAAAGCATTAGAATTAAGAAGTCAAGATGTGCCAGTTACTTTAATAAATCAAGTTATATATGGCTATGAAGATATTGCAAAATTAAGATTTGAAAGAGATACAGCACAAGTAAAATACAATGCAAATTTGGAGTACATAAATGTATTAAAAATTCAAGTTAAACTTATGTCTAATCAATTGGACAAAGAGTGGGGAAACACAAGGACATAATTATTGACAAAAAATGTTATTAATGGTATAATCAATATGTTCAAGTAAGTAAAAGAAGTTTATATTAATATGTCCTTTGAGGGGCTTACTTGAACACTAAAAACCTCATTGTGGCATACTAATATAAGCTTCTTTTATTTATTTAATATAATATAAAGGAGTTGTAAAATATGCAAGAGATATGGAGAGATATAAAAGGATATGAGGGATTATATAAAGTGAGTAATTTTGGTAGAGTTAAAAGGATTTTGTTTGTAAATAATATTATAGTAAAAAAACAAAATAAAATTTTGAAAAATCAAAAACATTCTGCTGGATATAGTCAAGTAAGTTTAACAAAAAATAGCCAACAGAAGATTTGCCTTGTACATAGACTTGTAGCAGAAGCATTTTTAGAAAAAATAGATGGTAAGACATACATAAATCATAAAGATGGGAACAAATCAAATAATAATGTAGATAATTTAGAATATTGTACTCAAAAAGAAAACATGCAACATGCAGTTAAACATAACTTAATAAATTATAGTACGAGAGAAAAAGGTGCAAAAAATCCTAGGGCATTAAAAATTAAGATGATAGATAAAGATACTAATCAAATTATTAAAACGTTTGATTCAATAGTAGATGCAAGAGATTTTTTTGGAAAGAAAAGTAGCGGTGGAATTGTTACATGTTTAAAAGGAAGAACAAAAACAGCTTATGGTTATAAATGGGAATATGTTTAACAATTAAATTGATGATTAGAATATTAGAAAATCAATTGAGTAGAGAATATGGAAACACGAAAGGGGTGTAAATTATGTCAGAAATGTCAGAGTATTGGAAAGATGTAAAACCTTATTATAAAGAAGAACACGATAAAAGAGTTGCAAAAACACCTGATAGAATAGAATATTCAAAAAAAGAATTTATGAAAAATGGAATTTATGCAGAACTAAAAAACATACAAACAGGACAATTTAATATAAGAAAAGGTCAAAATATCATTGTATATTATTGTTCTACTGGTAAAGTATTATTAAATAATAAGCCAAAAGAAGCAAGAGGAATAAAATATGTTATTGGTTTATATAAAAATTTAGAGATGGAAAATACAAAGTAATATACTTTTATGGTTTTGATATAAAAATGTCTTAAAAACGATTGTCGAAAGAATGAGGGGTATAAATGAGTAAAAGAAGCAAGGCTTGTGATATAAGTCCTAAAGTAAAGAAAAAAGTATGGGAAAGAGATAACCATTGTTGTATTATATGTGGAAGCCCTTATGCAATGCCAAATGCTCATTATATTAGTAGAGCACAAGGTGGATTAGGAATAGAACAAAATATAGTAACTTTATGTATGAGATGCCACAATGATTATGATAATGGAAATTCAAGAATAAGTACAGGATATAAAATACAATGGTATTTAAAATCTTGTTATGATAATTGGAATGAAAAAGATTTAATCTATAGAAAAGGAGATGATAAATAGTGGAAAAATACATTAGATATTTTGAAAAAGAAAACAATTTATTAAAATTATATATAAAAATACCTTTTGGAAAAACCGTTAAAGATGTAATGGTATATTTTAAAGATAAATATGATGACAGTTGTATGAGCTTTTTGGATTCAGGAATAGATATTACAGGAAAATATGTTATATTAAATTTTGTATTAAGAAATGAAAAAGATATAAAACCATATATAGAAGAATGTAACAGACTAACAAAAGAATTTAATAAGTTAAAGGAGATGATAAATAAATGAATTGTAAAGGATGTATTTATTTTCCGTGTACTAAAAAACAATGCGGAGAAAATAAAGAATGCAAAGATTATAGAAATATAATATCAGAAGCAATAAAAATAATAGATAAATGTAAAAGGGAGGAAAATTAAATGAATATAAAAGCAAAAGTATTTAAAAGAGAATATAACAATTTAAAAGGAGTTGCTAGTATAACAATAGATGATTGTTTTATAATAACAAATATATTAATTATGAATGGTAAGAATGGATTATTTATATCAATGCCAAATAAAAAGAACGCAAAAGGAGAATATAAAGATATATGTTATCCTTTAAATGCAGAAACAAGAAAACAAATTACAGATATTATTTTAGCAGAATATAATAAATTAGATGAACCTAAACAAGAAGAAAATTATTTTACATCTGAATCAGATTCATTGCCATTTTAAGAAAGGAGAAAGCAATGCAATTATCAATTAAAATAGATGCTAATATATACGAACTATTAAAAAAAATAAAAGAAAGAGATGGTGTACCAATGGCTGTATCTTTAGGTAGAGCAGTTGAAAAGTATGCTCACGAAAAAGGGGTTAAATAGCCTCTTTTTTGTTACTTAAAAAAAGTTAAAAAAGTTTTGTAAAAACTATTGACAAATTATAAAAAGTATTATATAAATAACGTAATGAAATGTTGAAAGAGAGGTGAAATAAATGGCAAACGTAAATGTAAGAAATGTTGATACAGAGAATAAAAGAAAAGCAGTATTTTATTTAAGTACAAAAGGAAAAGATTTATCAACAGCAGTAAGAGAAATGCTAGACAAATATGCCAAAAAATATGATGAAATGCAAAAAAATAATAGTTAGTGGTATGACAAGTCCTAACTATTATTTGTCAAATATTATAGAAAGGCTTAAGAAAAACCTTTTTATATATATTAACACATAAAATTAAACTTGTCAAATTTAGAGGAAAGGAGAAGAAAATGAAAGAAAAATTATATAGCAGATATTTATTAGATGAATATCCAATTATGTTTCATTCTTCATTAGCAGTTGCATTAGGATTAAATGAAGCTATATTATTACAAAAAATTAATTTATGGCTTAATTGTAAACCACATGATGCAGATGGTAGAAGTTGGATTTATAATTCATATAAAAGTTGGCAAGAACAATTACCCTTTTTTAGTGAAAGTACAATAAAAAGAGCTTTAAAAAATCTTGAAGATAAAGGAATTATAATTACAGGAAATTTTAATAAAATGAAAATAGATAGAACAAAATGGTATTCAATAGATTATAAAAAACTAGATGAATTAGTAGATAATTTGAACTTACCATTAGGTCAAAATGACCCAATCATACGGTCAAGATGATACAATGACATTAGGTCAAAATGACCCGAGCAATACCAATGTATACACAATAAATACTAACAATGCTGATGTTGCAGAAATAACAAAATGCTATGAAGAAAATATTGGATTAATGACACCAGCAACAGCAGAATTACTTTTTGATTATTTAAAAGATATGGATAAAGATTTAATAATACAAGCTATTAAAATAGCAAGTATTAATAATAAACGAACAGGAAGATATATACAAGGTATTTTAAATGATTGGAGTAAAAAAGGATTCAAGACTTTAATAGATATAGAACAAGAACGAACAACTAATAAAAAACAAAATATATTAAAAAAATTTCAGGAGGAAATAGAAGATGAAGATTAAAAAGAAAAGTATATTAAAAGCATTTGAATTATTTAGCGACACTTATACAGAATTTGACAAAAGAATTGATACAGAAGAAAAATTGAAAAGTATGCTAGATAATTGGATTGAAGTTTTTGATATTATAGATTTTGATTATGAAGAAGCAAGTGATGACTTTTTAAAAGCATCAAAAATTTTAATTACAAAAAATAAGTATACTCCGACTATTTCAGAAATATCAGATGAAATGAAACAATTATATATGCAAAGAAAAGAAAGTTATAAACACGAGTTAACGTATACTGCAGATGATTTTACACCAGAACAATATGATAGATTAATGCGTAGAGAAATGTCAAAAGAAGAAATGATACAAATATTAAAGGAGAAAAAGAATGTATGATGAAGAACTTGAAAAAATTATGTTATTTCATATAATATTTAATGATTATGTATGTGATTTAACAGAGAAAGATTTTGTAGATAGTAAAAATGTTATGATTATAAAAGCTATTAATAAGCTAAAACAAGAAAAGCAAGAAATAAATTTAATAAATATTCAAGAAAAAATACAAAGAAATAATAGTAAAGTATTAGAATATTTAGCAAAACTTGGGGATTATGGAATAGGAACAAAAGCAGATACTATATATAATAAAATAATTCAATTATCACAAAAAAGAGCTATATATAATTTATTAAAAGAAAATATAATAACAGTTACAGAGAAAACAGCAGAAGAAACATATACAGATTTAATAGATAAAACAAATAAAATAATGCAAAGAAATGAAAAAGAAGAAACTTTTATTAATCAAATTGTAAAAACAAGTGAAGAAATTGAAAAGAATTACAAAAATAGAAATGATTATTCTTTATATACTGGAATAAGTGATTTAGATGATAAAACACTCGGATTACATAATGGAGAATTAACAATAATAGGAGCAAGACCAGGAGTTGGAAAAACTACATTTGCTTTACAAATAGCACAAAAAATAGCAGAAAGAAAAAAGAAAGTTGCGATATTAAGTTTAGAAATGAGCGATGTGCAATTAATACAAAAACTAATATCTAAAAAGACAGGTGTAAATTCTTATAAAATGCGAAGTGGAAATTTAGAAGATGACGATTGGAATAAAATTTCAGAAAGCATAGGAGAACTTTCAGATTTACCAATAAGAATAATAACAAAAGCATTTAATATACAACAAATAGAAAAGACAATAAGAAAATTAAAAAATAAAAATGAATTAGATTTAGTCGTAATAGATTATATACAATTAATAAAAAATCAAGGAAATTTTAGTAGTAGAGAGCAACAAGTAGCAGATATATCAAGGACATTAAAGTTACTAACATTAGAATTAAATATTCCAATAATTGCACTTTGTCAGTTAAATAGAAACGCAAATAAAACAGAGCCAACATTAGCAGATTTAAGAGAAAGTGGAAGTATTGAACAGGATAAATCGAGTAGAAAACTCGACAAATGTGCATAATTATATTATACTCTTCCTAAAAGGAAGGAGTATAAGTTATGAAAAAATATGCAACATCTGATGTTCTGTATAAATTGGGTGAATTGCTGGAAACTTCTTAGAGCCTTTAATACCGAAGTGTAAAAATTTAAAGGATTGGACAATCAGCAACCAAGTATAAGTTTAAATGGCTTATAAAGGTTCAACGACTAGATATTGAAACTCATAATATTGAGAATATAATATATCCACGAGTGCCCAACACTATAACAAATAGTGAAGATATAGTCTGAACTATATGGAAACATATAGAAATATAGGATAAAGAGCCTATATGATAACAAATTGGCAGATAATGTATTCTTTTTATATCAAGAGAAAGAACAAGATACACCAATAGTTGATATCGTTTTAAAAATAGCAAAACAAAGAAATGGAGAAATAGGAAAAGTATATTTAAAATTCAACAAGCCAAAAAGTGAATTTGTAGGACAAGTGAGGTGGTAATATGGAAGAAATAAATCAAGAACAATTATTAAAATTAAGTGATGCTGAAAAATGTGAAGTATTAAAAGCAATTATATTGGGAAAAATAAAATACAAAGGAGATAGAAATGACTAATTATTTTAAAGTATATTTAAAAAGTAAACAAGGATATCAAAAAGTAATAGCAAAAAACAAAGCTGGAGTAATAAATGTATTAAATAATGCTAATAAAGAGGGCTTTATAAGTTATTTAATAATTAAAAGAATAAAAGATACAGATGTACCAATAGCAAGGGGTAATTTTAGTAAAGAATGTAAAGTAACTTATGTAGATGGACTAGACACAGATTGGCGAGTAGTAGGAGCTAATGTAGTAAACTACTCAAAATATAAAGAAAATGAGGAGGAAGAAAGATGAACAAAAAGTATAAACCATTAGAAGAACCTTGTAAAAGTTGTCTTCGGTTGCGACCGTCTTTGAAAATCCTGATTTTGTAACAGATAAAAATTGTAAATGGCAGGGAAATCCAAACTTTATAAGCGATAAAAATTGCAAGTATGCAGAAAAAGAAAATTGGAAACAGGAGGAAATATGGAAAACAAAGTAATAGCTAAAGAATATGTAGATAAAATAGATATACCTTTAAGATTACCAAGCTTAAATAATTACATAAATGAATGTAGAAAAAACAGATATGCAGGAGCTAATATGAAAAAGCAAACAGAAGAAGATATAATGTGGTACATAAATAAGTTACCTAGATACAATAATCCTATACAAATACATTTTCATTGGATTGAAGAAAATAAAAAGAGAGACCTTGACAATGTCTGTTTTGCTAAAAAGTTTATTTTAGATGCAATGGTAAAAGCAGGAAAGCTAAAAGATGATAATAGAAATTGTGTAACAGGATTTACAGATACCTTTGAATATGCAAAAGAAAGTAAAGTTATTTTAGAAATAAAGGAGAAAAAAGATGATTAAATTTTTTATAGGATTTATTTTAGGTGGATTAGGTGGAATATTCTTAATGTGTTTATTACAGATAAATAAAGATGAGGAGGAATAAATGTTAATAAATAAAACAACAGTAAAACATAAAAAAAGCATTTATATATGCGATAGCTGTCAAAAACAAATACAGGTAGAAGATAGAGTAAGAATAGATAGAAATACAAAGAAAAAATATGACCTATGCAAAGATTGCTGGAGAAAAATAAGGATTATTGTGGAAAAGCATAAATTAAAGAAAGAGGTGCAAAAATGAGTAATTATAAACCTTTTAAAAAAGAAATGAAAATTGAAGAAGCAAATAAAGTTTTAGAAGAATTATATGAAGTTGGACCTGAAAAGCTAAATGATAAAGCTAAAAGATTATTTGAAGCGATGATGAAGATAGCTGATGAACGAGATAGTGTAAAAGCTGATTTATATGAAGCTAATAATAGAATAAATGATTTATTAGATATAGCAAAACAGAAAGATAAAGAAATAGAAGAATTAAATAAATCAGATGAAAGTAAAGAACAATCATCAATGAAATATTATAATTTATATAAAGAGTTAGTAGACAAAATAAAAGCAAAAATAGAAGAAGTTAAAGATGGAACTTTTGATGCTAAAATAGTTTTGCAATCACTTTTAGAAAAGGAGTAGATATATGAAAGTATTAATAGAAAATGTAGGTTGTGATGATACAACTTCAACAATAATGGATTTAGAACAGAAAGAATTAGATATTTTAATAAAATTTGCAAAAGAAAACAATAAAAATTCTAGTTATAGGTGTCAACCTAGTATAGAAATATATACAGAATTTGAATTAATTAAAGAAGATGAATATGATTATAGTTATTATAGGATTAATTATGGAAGTAATTTAGTGGAGGACTAATCTATGGAAAATGAAATAAAAGTTGGAGACTGGATAAGAACAAATTGGGGACATATAGGAAAGCTTAAAAGAATTGAATTAGATAAAAATGATAAAAGTTTAAAATGGTATGTATTTGACCATAAAGAATTTGAAATAAATATAATTAAAGAGGAATATATAAATAAGCCATATATAGTCAAACATTCTTCTAATCTAATAGACCTTATACAAAAAGATGATTTTGTAAATGGAGATAGAGTAGTTGCAGTTGATTATACAGAAGATGAAAATGGAAATTATGTTGATGTATTAGGAATAATGGAAATAGATGATGATTATGCTTATCCAATTGAATTAAGAGTTATAAATATACAAGAAGTAGTTACCAAAGAAATGATGGAATCTATAAGTTATAAAGTAGAAAGGAAGGAGCAATGAAAGAAATATATATATTAATTTTAGAGCAAGAAGATTATAGTAGAATTTATGGACTTTTTGATAATTTTATAGAAGCTGAACAAACAAAGCTTAACTTATTAAAATTCAATGAAATGTGTAAATATGGAGAATTAAGAATTTACAATTATGAAGTAAATAAATTGTATATGGAAGAAAATCAAAATTATATAAAGTGATTTGAAAAATGTTATAAAACATATAAAAAGTCATTAGAAAAATGTGATTTAGCTGTAATATACAGCAGTTAATGAAAGAAATGTAGGAGATAATCAATTATTTAGAGATTATATAGGAGATATAACAGTAGTCTTAAATAACGAAGTTAAAGTATTAGAAGATAATACAGAAGAGATAGAAGACCAAGAAGAAATAAATATACAAGATATAGAAGAAATGGAAGAATTTAGCAAAGATGAACTGTTTTATGTAGGAATATGTGAAAACAGAAGTGTTATAAATACAATAATTCAAGCAATAAAACAATTAGATATAGAGATAAAGGAGAATAAATAAGATGAATAGAAAATTTAAATATGTAGATAGAATAATAAGTAATGGAGTAGAAACATTAACACCAAAGTTTGAATTACCAAAAAGAAGTACAGCAAATAGTGCAGGATATGATTTTATATGTCCTGAAAGA